AAAGATTAAGGCGCAGTTTCCTGAAATATTATCATTTCTATCAGACCCATACAGATATAAAATCTTATTTGGTGGTCGAGGTAGCGGTAAATCATGGGGAGTTGCTAGAGAACTTCTAATACAAGGAGCAATGAGAGAGAATCCATTGCGTATTCTTTGTGCTAGGGAAATACAACGATCCATTAAACAATCTGTTCACCAGTTACTATCAGATCAGATACAAGAGTTAGGTCTAGGTTCTTTCTACGATATCTTAGAGAATGAGATACGAGGAAGAAACGGGACGAAGTTTAGTTTTACAGGTCTTGCTAACAATACAGTAGAAAGTATTAAGTCATTTGAGGGTGTTGATCGAGTATGGGTCGAGGAAGCACAAACTGTTAGTAAGAAGTCATGGGATATATTGATACCTACGATTCGTAAACCAGGATCAGAGATATGGGTAACATTTAACCCATCACTAGATACAGATGACACATACCAACGATTTGTAGTTAATCCACCTGAGAACAGTAAGGTCGTTAAGATTAATTACAATGACAATCCATTCTTTCCGGATGTGCTTGAACAAGAAAGATTACATAGTAAAGAGCATGACCCTGACTATGCAAACATATGGGAAGGTGATTGTAAGTCAGCAGTTGATGGTGCTATTTACTCTAAAGAAATTACAGATGCACAAGAACAAGGACGTGTAACAAGAGTTCCTTATGACCCATCACTCAAAGTTCATGTAGTAATGGACTTAGGATGGAATGATAGTATGTCAATTATACTTGTGCAAAAAGGTGTATCAGATGTTCGTATCATTAACTACATTGAAGATGACCATAGAACATTAGACAGTTACTCTGCTCAACTACGAGACATGAGATACAACTGGGGTCAAATGTATTTACCGCATGATGGTCGAACCAAAGACTTTAAGCATGGTGTCTCAGCAGAAGATATTATGCGTAGACATGACTGGGATGTTCGTATTGTCCCACGACTTGATATAGAATCAGGTATAAGAGTAGCAAGAATGAACTTCCATCGAGTCTACTTTGACACAAACACACAACGTCTTATCGAATGTTTAAAGCATTATAGACGTGGTATTAGTTCTACAACCAATGAACCAGGCGCACCAGTGCATGACGAATATTCACATGGTGCAGATGCGTTTCGTTATTTAGCAGTATCTGTTGAAGATATGACCAATGAGTCTTGGCACAATAGCGAGATACAATATTCTAATTTAGGAATCGTTTAATGAAATTAACACAAGAAGAAATAGTTGCTAAGATAGAGAACGAAGAAAGTATTGCGTATGGTATTAACGATTCGCAACTATCTACGGAACGTGCAGAAGCAATCCAATATTATTTGGGCGAACCATTTGGTGACGAAGTTGATGGGCGAAGTCAAGTAGTTTCTTACGACACTCAGGATACAATAGAATCTGCCCTACCACAATTGCTCAAGGTGTTTGTCTCAGGTGACGAAGTTGTAAGATTTGAACCAAAGAATCCTGAAGATCAAGAGTCAGCAGACCAGGAAACAGATTATGTAAACCACGTTGTTATGGAAAAGAACAATGGTTTTGAAGTATTTTATGTATGGTTTAAAGATGCACTACTATCTAAAAACGGATATGTAAAAGCATACTATGAAGAAGAAGATGACATTGACGAAGAGTCATATGAAGGATTAACAGATGCTCAGTTAGATATGATTGCATCTGATGACAACATCGAGATACTAGAACACACTTCTTATCCTGATCCATCAGTGACACCAATGCCAGTGACACCTCCGATGATGACTGAAGAACCTGAAGTCAAACCATTAAATGGTGATGGTGTTGAGATTGATATGGAAATGCAACAAGCATTTGCTCAACCAATGTTGCATGATGTTAAAATTCGTATCACAGAAACAAATGGTCATATAAAAATTAAGAACGTATCACCTGAAAGTATTATGGTATCGGTAGATGCGGATGGCACAAACTTAAACAATGCTAGATTTGTTCAACATCGTGAACTGATGTGTCCTGAAGATATTGCAGAGCAGTTCGATATGGATGTAGAAGAAGTCGAACAAATTATGGCAGACACACAAGATGCGTTTGAATTAGAATCTAATGCTCGTGACTTATATTCAGAGCAATATGATCGTGCAGTAGACACAACAGATATCCTAGTCAAAGATACATACTATAGAATTGGCGATGAGCGTATGCGTTACGTTGTGATTGGTAACACAATCATTTACGAAGAAGAGTGCGACCACGTTCCTTTTGCTTGTATATCTCCTATGTTAATGCCACACAGACACGTTGGTCGTTCGTATGCTGACTTAACTAAAGACATACAACGAGTTAAATCAACATTGATTCGTGGTCAGTTAGATAATATGTATCTCTCTAATAATGGTCGTTATGCTATCTCTGACAGAGTAAACCTAGACGATATGCTAACATCAAGACCAGGCGGTGTAGTTCGAGTGCAAGGTGATCCAGGCAGTGCAGTTATGCCATTACAACACGCACCATTCCCTGCAACATCTTTCAACATGGTTGAATACATGGATAACATGAAAGAGAAGAGAACAGGGATCACTGCATACAATCAAGGTTTAGATAGTAACTCATTAAATAAAACTGCTACTGGTGTTCAGCAAATCATGAACGCATCACAACAACGATTGGAGTTAGTAGCAAGAACATTTGCAGAAACAGGTGTGAAAGACTTATTCTTGTTAGTGCATAAGATGGTAAGACAAAACTTAACTAAACCTGACATTGTTCGCATTAGAAACAAGTGGGTAAACATTGACCCAAGATCATGGAAGAATCGTAAAGACTTATCTATCTCAGTAGGTCTTGGTGCAGGTAACAAAGATCAGCAGTTAATGCACTTAAACAACATTCTAAATATGCAAAAAGAAGCATTAGGAGTTGGATTAACATCACCTGACAAAATATACAATGCTTTAGCAAAACTGACACAGAACGCAGGATTTAAGAACCCTGATGAGTTTTGGACTGATCCTTCTAACAACCCAATGGCAGGTCAGCAACAACAACCTAATCCGCAAGAACAGTTGATTCAAGGTCAGTTGCAAATCGAGCAAATGAAAGCGCAAGCAGATATGCAGTTAGAAGCGCAGAAAAATGATGCTGACATGAAGCAAGAGCAATTACGTTCACAAAATGATATAATTATTGAACGAGAAAAGATCGCATCTCAAGCAGAGTTGGAAAGATTTAAAGCACAACTTAAAGCAGAGACAGATCTTGCTATTGCAAACATTAAAGCACAAATGGGAATGTAATGAAAGATAAAGCACTTGAGGAAATCAAGCGTGGTGGTGAAGCAGAAAAGATACTGAACAACGAAGTTTACCGGGAAGCATTTAACAAGGTTAGGAATAACATTGTTGATGCTATGCAAAATAGTCCGTTAAGTGATGATGTAACACATAACAGATTAGTGATTGCACTACAAACTTTGACTCAGATTGAGAAAGCACTTACTGATATTATGCAAACAGGTAAGATGGCATCAATACAGGTGCAAGATCCACGATAACGAATTTGGGTAAGGGCAAACCCACTTTAGCAACATTATGCCTAATATAAAAAGGAAACATTATGAGTGACCAACCTAATATGGAGTCACCACAAAGTCGCTTGGAAGCGATGCTTGGTGATATTCAAGATGAAACTCTACAACCACCGGTTGATGAGCAACAAGAAGAACCACAAGAAGTTGAGGAAGAAACTACTGAAGAAGTAGAAGAAGAAGTCGTAGATGAATCAGAAGATCCTACAGATGATGCTCCCGAAGAAGAAGAACTAGAGACTGATGATGAAGTAGATGAAGAGGAATCCGATGAGGAACAACCTGCTGAGTCTGTTAAATTAAAAGTCAATGGTGAAGAAATCGAGAAACCTCTTGACGAAGTAGTGGCATTAGCGCAACAAGGACTTGACTACACTAAAAAAACTCAAGAAGTAGCAGAGAAGCGTAAAGAACTTGAATCTTTAGAGAATCAAATTCGTATGCAAGAACAGCAACTTCAAGAGCAATCAATGCTCAACAGTGAGTTAATTCAGGATGTAGCGAAAATTACGGCACTAGACCAACAGTTATCCGAGTATCAAGACGTGAACTGGGAAGAACTGTCTGATAGTGACTTCGTAACAGCACAAAAGAAATTCTTTACGTTTAATCAGTTACAGCAACAGCGCAGTAACTTGGTTTCACAGTTTGAATCCAAAAGGCAGGAAGCATTGAATAAACAGCAACAGATGGTTGCAGAGAAAGTTGCAAAAGGTAGAGAAGTCCTCGCTAAGGAAATACCGAATTGGAGTCAAGAGACCACCCAAGAAATTATTTCTACAGGCAGAGAAGATTACGGATTTACTGATGCGGAACTTAATGCAATTGTTGATCCTCGACACGTTAGAGTGTTGCACGATGCGATGCAATGGAGAAAACTTAAATCTAAAAATTCGGTAGTAAAGAAAAAGGTCAGTCGTGCTAAACCAGTAGTGAAACCTGGTTCTAAAGACCCTAAAAAAGTAGTCAACTCTAATGCTAAGAAAATGCGTGAACAGTTACGCAAAACAGGTAGCACAGAGATGGCAAGTAAATTAATCGAAGATATGATTTAAGGAGTCAATTATGGCAGTTTCAGCAACCAATAGTTATACCGGTGCAGGTATAGCAGAAGATTTTGAGAATATCATTTACGATATTTCTCCTGAAGAAACACCTTTGCTTTCAATGGCGAAGCGCACAACGGCAGGTCAAACATACCACCAGTGGTCTACAGATGCTCTAGCATCAGCAGGCGACAACAGACAGTTAGAGGGCGATGATGCTTCATATGCAACATTACCTGCGGTAACTGTTTTAGGTAACTACACACAGATCTCTCGTAAAACAGTCAACATAAGTTCGACATATGACGTAGTTAAGAAATACGGTAGAAAAAGCGAAGTAGCATACCAGTTAATGAAAGCAGGTAAAGAACTTAAACGTGACATGGAACACGCATTAGTTCGTAACCAAGCATCATCAGCAGGTGGCGCAGGCACAGCACGTTCATCAGCAGGTTTAGAATCATGGATCGCAGGTAACAGCGTTAAAGCAACATCTGCATCTACAGCAACTACACCAGGTTTCTCAGGTGGCACAGTTGCATCACCTACTGACGGAACAGCAGGCACATTCGTTGAAGCAGATTTAAAATCAGCGTTAGAATTAGCATGGTTAGATGGTGGTGAACCAACAACTATCCTAATGTCATCTACAAACAAAAAACTTTTCTCAGCATTTGCAGGTATTGCTGAAAAACGTCACATGGTAAATGGCACTAACGAAGCAGTTATTACAGCATCTGCTGACGTATATGTTTCTGATTATGGTAATCACACTGTTAAATTAGATCGCTTTATGCGTGACGAAGCAGTCCTTTGTATTGATCCTGGTTATGTTAGCGTTGCTACATTAAGACCAATCACAAAAGAAGAACTTGCTAAAACAGGTGACTCATCTAAATACCTAATGACAGCAGAGTATGCTTTAGTGGTTAATAACCCTGATGCACACGCTAAAGTTCAAGGTGTTGGTGCGTAATCAACCTTAGTTTATAATAAGGGGGTGGGATAACTACCCCTTTATTTTTATATGGCAATTTTATTTGACAAAGATCCTTTAACAGGACTAACACAATACTACGATTATGATCCACTGAAGGATGAGCATCAGATTCATACTGTGCAAGATCCAACAGCACTAATCGAACAATTAAAACAAGTTAGAAATAACCCTGAAGCATGGAATAAGGGTGTAAAAGAGTCTTGGGCGCATTATGCAAGTATTCCGCCTATTGTAGAAATGCAGTTAAAAGCAAAAGGTATTGATATCTATAATAAAGACCAAACAAAAGAATTACTAAAAGAAATAAATGAGAACTATCCGTTTCTAAAAACAACCACAAAGAAACATGGATAGAGAAGAATTAAAGAAGGTTCAATTAGCAATTCATGATCTCATAAATCAAGAAGATTATGAAAGTGCTATGCCTTTAATATACGCAGTATTAGAGCATTATCCGGAAGATCCTCCGACACTTAACTTTCTAGGTTACATTTGGTTAATGGGTGATAAACCTGCATTAGCATATCAAATGTTTAGAAGAGCATTACAAGAGAATCCAGGCAATAAAGCATTATGGACATCACTTGGTCGAGCGTGTCATGAGATGGATATGCCTGAAGATGCACTAAAATACTTTCTAAAGTCTGCTGAGTTAGACAATGGTTATGCTCAAGCATACAGCAACGCATCTGCTACACTTGTTCAGATGTCAGAATGGAAGAACGCAGAAGAAACCTGCAACCTTGCATTAGAATGTGATCCTAACGATTTAAATGCACAACTTAACCTAGCACATTGTTACCTTGCACAAGGTCGATGGAAAGAAGGTTGGGAGCAATGGGGTAAGTCATTAGGCGGTAAATTTAGAAAAGAATACGTTTACCACGATGAAACACGATGGGAAGGACAAAAAGATAAGGAGATAGTGATCTATGGAGAACAAGGTCTCGGTGATGAAATTTTTTATGCTAATTGTATCCCTTCTGCTATTGATTGTAGCAAGTCAGTTATTATTGATTGTGATCCTAAGTTAGAGGGTCTGTTTCAACGTAGTTTTCCTAGTGCAAAAGTCTACGGAACTAGAAGAGATGAACATCCTTCTTGGATTAACGATGTCACTATAGATCATCGTTGTGCTATTGGCGGACTGCCTGAGTTCTTTTGGTTAGATTCTAAGGAGTTTAACAGAGAACCTTACTTACAAGCAGACCCTGATCGTAGAACAATGTGGAGAGCATTATTTGATTCATGGGGTAAGAAAGTAATCGGTATTACGACTCATGGTGGTCTCAAAATGACTAACAAAAAAGGTCGTGAACTAACACAAGAAGATTTACAACCATTACTGGATCAGGATTATGTCTTTGTATCACTAGACTACAACCCTGAGAAACGACTAGATGGTGTTAAATACTTTGACTTTGCAACAATGTCTGATGACTATGATGATACCGCAGGATTGATTGCAGAACTCGATGCAGTCATTGGTGTTAATACTACCGCATTACATTGTGCATCTGCATTAGGTGTCAAGACTATTTGCTTAGTCCCTAAATGGCATCAATGGAGATATGCACATCCTAGTATGCCGTTTTATCGTAGCATGAGTCTTAAATACCAAGACGATAAGTCCTGGAGAGAAGTAATTGAGTCAATTAATATCTGAAGAATATAGAGAAATGCAGGCAAAACTGCATGAGAATCCTAATTATGGGATTGCTTCTACTTACTTTGCACCTATTGTTGACGATATCTTATCAAGATTTAACATTACAGACTTGTTAGATTACGGAGCAGGAAAGTTAAGACTTAGAGATAGTATTACAGTCGATGTTAATTACACTGCATACGAACCTAGTAATCCTGAATATGATAGCGAACCTGAACCAACAGAGTTTGTAACTTGTATCGATGTATTAGAACATATAGAACCTGAATTACTTGACAATGTATTAGATGATCTACAACGAGTCACATTAAAGTATGGTTTATTTACTATACATACAGGTAAAGCAGTAAAAACACTTCCGGATGGCAGAAATGCACATCTAACACAGCAACCATATACATGGTGGCAACCAAAGATTAAAGAACGATTTGACATAGTAAAAGAAGTTGCTATGGACAATGGTTATCTTGTATTTGTAAAACACAAATAAGGACAATAAATGGCATTTACCAACTACACTACATTCGTAGCGACTGTAGCAAATTATCTTGGGCGAGACGATTTGACATCAGTCATTCCTGACTTTGTTGAGTTAGGTCAGCACAGAATGACACGAGACTTGCGTGTGCAAGAAATGTTAAAGTCTGCAACCGCAGTCACAACACCTGGCGACTCAACTATTGCTTTTCCTAGTGATATGTTAGAGGTCAGAGATATACATATACAAGGCACACCAAATTACTGTTTAGAGTATGAGACACCTGATAAATTTTATAGAAATCAAAAAACACACACATCAGGCACTCCAGTAAATTACACAATGATTGCTAAAGAATTTCAATTTGCGCCAAAACCTGATGGTAGTCAGACAGTGCAAATATTATATTATGCTAAACCTACGTTCATCTCTACTGGTAATGCGAGCAACGTATTTTTAGTTAATTTTCCTGATGCACTCTTATACGCAACTCTAGCGGAAGCAGAACCCTACCTTGTGAATGATGAAAGAGTAGCAACATGGGCAAATCTCTATGATAGAGCAATTGCAAACATCAGGGCAAACGATAAGGGTGCAACATACCCTAACACTTCTCTTAACGTAACAACTAGATAACAAGGAGTAAATTATTATGGCAGAAATGTCTAACTATTTAGAGAACGCACTTATAAATGCAGTTCTCAGAAATACATCATATACATCACCAACTACAGTGTATGTTGCATTATTTACATCTGATCCAACAGATGCAGGAACAGGCACAGAGGTATCAGGTGGCGGTTATGCAAGACAATCAGTAACAATGGGCGCACCATCTGATGGTGTTTCTAATAGCAGTGCTGATGTAGAATTTCCACAAGCAACAGCAAGTTTTGGCACAGTATCTCATGTAGGTATTTATGATGCTTCTACAGGTGGCAATTTATTGTTCCATACCGCTTTGGACTCAAGCAAGACTATTTCAACAGGCGATGTGTTTAAAATCGCATCCGGTTCACTAACAGTGACATTAGCATAAGATGCCTGCCGATACCTGTGGTTTCTCTACCTTAGAATCATTAGATGCTTTTGGTAGTTTAGACAATCTTAGTTTCTCACTAGATAGTAATATATGGGCAACTGCCTGTGTAAAGTATGGAGATGGAGATGTATCATCTTCTGCAACAGTATCTACAGCAGGAATAAGACAGCAAAGTGGCGATGCTGATATTAGTGCAAGTGCAACAGTAGAAGCAGATGCTTCACGAGTAATAGATAGTGGTGATGCAGATGTATCTGCCAGTGCTAGTGCAACTGCTGAAGGTATACGCATGGCATTAGGTGTAGCAGATATTTCTTCTACTGCATCAATGACTGGTAATGGTGGTTTTACTGCTAATGGTGCTTGTTCATTTGAATCAACTGGTAATTTTTATGCAAACCCATCTGCCACACTAGCAGGTGATGCTTCAATAAATGCAACAATGACTATCCAGGCAGATTTATATGTATATGGGCAAGAATGGACTCCTGTAACCGCAGGTAATGAAACATGGACACAAATAGGATAAAATAAAGAGGTAAATTATGGCAAAAACTAAACTGAGTGAATATTCAGCAACACCGGCATCAAATACTGATATTAATGGTATTAACATTGATGAGGGTTGCGCTCCTGGTAATATAAACAATGCTATTCGTGAGCAAATGGCACACCTTGCAGATTTTATTGCAGGAACTAATGGTGATACATTAGCAGTGTCAGCAGGTGGCACAGGTGGAACATCTGCATCAACTGCAAGAACTGCACTAGGTCTTGCTATCGGTAGTGATGTTCAAGCATGGGATGCACAGTTAGATGATCTAGCAGGTTTAGCAGTAACTGATGGTAACTTTATCGTTGGTGACGGCACAAACTGGGTAGCAGAATCAGGTGCAACACTAAGAACATCAGCAGGTCTTGGCACTGGCAATGATGTGCAATTTAACTCATTAGGTGTTGGCACAGCAGGATCAGCAACAGCAGGTGAAATTAGAGCAACTAACAATGTGACTGCATACTATTCATCTGACGAAAGACTGAAAGAAAACATTAGACCTATAGAGAATGCTCTTGGTATAATAGAGCAATTAAATGGTGTTCGTTATGAATGGACACAAGATTATATCGATAATCATGGTGGCGAGGATGGATATTTTATTCGCAAGGATGATGTTGGTATGATTGCTCAAGAAGTCGAAGCGGTATTGCCTGAATTAGTTGTTGATAGAAACGATGGTTACAAAGCAATGAAATATGATCGTCTTGTAGCAGTTCTAATTCAAGCAGTAAAAGAATTAAAAGCAGAAGTTGACGAGTTAAAGGGGTAATACATGGCGATTCCGGGTTCAGGTCAAATTGATTTAACAGATTTAGCAGATGAGTTTGGTGGAACTGCTCCACATGGTCTTAGTGAATATTATCGTGGTGGTGGTTTAGTTCCTGATAGTCCTGCAAATACTGCTATCCCTACAAGTGGTCAAATTGCATTAGGAAACTTTTATGGTTCTGCTAATGTTATTAACCTAACTGTTACACGAACAACAACAGGTAATAGTATTAATGTATATAGTGCAGTTGCACCAAATCCTGCTTACGTTGCAGGTGCTACAAATGTCACTTATACAATTAATCCGGGTGTAACTATTGGGTCTCCTGCTATTGGCACAAACTCAATTACAGTTCCTGCTTCATTTGCTTCTGGTGATTCTGTAAGTATTGTTAATAATGGATATATTGCAGGTAAAGGTGGTAATGGTGGTTCTACAACACCATCAGCAGGAAATGTAGGACAAAATGGTGGTAATGCACTAAGATTATATAGACCAACAAGTATTACCAACTCAGGAGTCATTGCAGGTGGTGGTGGAGGTGGTGGTGCTTCTCCCGCAACTACAGGATATAATTTTAAACCGGGTTACCCATCAATTATGCAAGGATCATTCACAATAGCAGGAGCAAGTGGGGGTGGTGGTGCAGGTCGAAATGTAGGTCAAGGCGGATTACAAGTATCTTCAGGTGTTCGTGCAGGAAATGGCACATCTACTACAGGTGGTGCAGGAAGACCAAGAGTTACTAATAGCGGTTATTACTCAGGAAAAGGTGGTAACGGAGGTAATCGTGGTGTTAATGGTCAAGCATCAGAAGCACCAAACAATAATCCTACAACTAAAGCAGGTGGAACAAGAGGTTACTATATACAAGGCAACCCTTATGCAACATGGGTATCTAATGGAACAAGATTAGGTAGATCACAATAAAGGAAAAAAAATGAATAAAGTTAAATTTAAAATTAAATCGTATGACCCTGAAACAAGCACTATTATAGTCAGATACGCATCTGATGATACAGCATCAAGCAACCCTGATGATTATGAAGAAGTTGCTATGCAACCAAACTTACAATTTACTGATGTGACAGACTTTGAACAAATTAAAAAGTTCGTTGCAGAAGCAGGTATTGGAATTTGTGAATCACAAAAAGTTATGGAAAAAGCAGTAGCAGAACAACCAATGAGATCAGACTGGGAAAGTGTTGTTGGTCAAACATTTGAATACAATGTAGATGATGTTTTACAGCAAGAAGTTACAGTAACCAATGCAAACGAAGTAGAGGTTTAATATGAAAATTATTAATGGTTTACCTTGTGGCGATTTTTCTTTGTGTTATGGATATGCAAGTGCAGGTGAAGTAATTGAACATCCTAATACACTTTCAAAAAACACACATAATCACATATATGTTTTAGAG